TTACGGGGTAATGCCAACCGCTGCCGCCACTTTGTCGCCACTTGGCAGCGTTGCCAGAGGATTGAAACGGAGCGCCGTTTCCAGATGATCCGGTGCCAGATGTGCGTAACGCATCGTCATTTTTATATCGTGATGTCCGAGAATTTTTTGTAAGGCCAGGATGTTTCCACCCGACATCATGAAGTGCGCCGCAAACGTATGGCGCAGAACGTGTGTGAGTTGACCGCGAGGGAGCACGATAGACGTTTTTTCCATCACGGATAAAAATTGAAAATAGCAGTCTGTGAAGAAATTGAACCCATCAAGCGCCATGATCTCTTCGTAAAGCTCTTTACTGATAGGGATGCTTCTGTTTTTCTTCCCCTTCGTTCTTACAAAGGTAATTCGGTATTTGGTCACCTGTGAACGAGTAAGATTTACGGCTTCTCGCCAGCGTGCGCCTGTGCTTAAGCATATCTTAACTACCAGTGCCAGAATTGGGTCCTGACGTTTGCAATCAGCCAGTAATTCAACAATCTGCTCATGGGTAAGCCATGCCATCTCTTTTTCAGCGATGGTGAATTTTCGCATGTTCTCCAGTGGGTTCGGATACGACCATTCGCCCAGGCGGGATAGTTCGCTAAAAACACTACTAAGATAGCTTTGCTCCAGGTTAATGGTGACCGGGCTTGCTCCTTTCTTCCATTTTTCGCTGAAGTAGATCTCTCCTGTCAGGCGTTTATCTCGATAGTGGGCAAACATTTTAGAGGTGAGATCGGTTGCAAGGGGATTGCCCAGAGCGTCAACTATCAACAGCAATTTGTCATAGACATGCTGCCCAGCTGTCAGAGATTTACCATGTAGTTTGAACCATAGCTCAACCACGTCTTTCAGTGTTCGACGATCCACTGATTCACCCAGCCAGGGCTTTGCTTCGGTTTCTTCCATCGTGTGACGCTCAAAAGCCAGAGCTTCACCTTTGGTGGCGAATTGTTTACGCACACGACGTCCACTACGTCCCGCGGGGTAACATTCGCATAGCCATTTTCCTGTGATGAGTTTTCGTACTGCCATAAAAAATGCCCTCCAGTGGAGAGCATTTTTACTGTATGTATAACCAGTGTCAATGTATATGAATTGAGATTCATACATTGAGGTTAATTTTATCTTTCTACTTCCCAGCGTAGAGATTGCATTAACATAGCATAAATATTGAACAGGAAAGTTTTTAAAGTTAATACAAGGAACACTGCACTGCTTCCTACGAGTATATATAGTATTTGAACTCCAACAACTTTAGTGCAATGAGAAAACATTAAGGCTCTGAGTAATTTTGTAGCCAATCCATTTTCTTGCCCGAAAAGAAGGACTAAAAGATAGATAACAGACCAAAATATGAAATATATAAATACTCTCATAAATACGCCATAAACATATTTTAAGTAACTTATCCCGTATAATGGATGCTTATACTCCATTAATGAAAGGAAAAGTTCAGGTTTATTTATGGTTGCAAATATTGTAAATCCAGTAATTAAAAAACCTAATGTTGTTGTAGTGAATCCGAATACTAAAGGTGTCCATTGTCTAATAGATGAAATTAACTCTGGTGATGAAGATAGACAAAAAGCATTAATAGATAATAATATCACTAATAATAATGTGAAATAAAAGTCAAATGAATTGACCTTTATTTTTTTAGTTAATTTGTAAACATCATGCAAAGATCGCTCTTTGGTCAGATCTTCTGGGTTGAATGTATATTTCATACTATAGCCACCTAGAAATTATTGATGTTAACTTGGAAAAAATTTTAGTATAATCTTCACGTTCTGGAATAATAATATTTCCTGCATCCTTTAATTCTGTGAATGCAGAATACGCCTCTTGAGCAGCTCTTTCCAAATCAGAACTAAGTTGTGGCCTTGATGCTTTTAGAGTAAAACTATCATTATTCCCTGATAGCCTTGCTCCGTGTTCATCTTTACCACTTATAATTACTTTAGAGTTGGCCATTCGGGTTGCACTTGTTGTTTTTTGAATGACGGCCTCAGAATTTAAACCATCTTCATTTTTATTTGTGTATACTAATTGAGCTTTACTACTATTAAGTTCTTCTTTTTCTTGTTCAATTTTCCTCCAGAAGCCATCAAGAGATATATTTTCACTATTTGTTGGCAATAACTCAATTGATAATCTATTAACAACAGAAAAGAGTTCAACAAAATTGCTCAATGATCTTGGGTCTGTTAAGGGGGTAACCCGTAATTTGGGGGCTCCTAGTTTACGATAAATATCTTTTTTATACAGTCGATCAATGTATGATTTTTTCTTTCTAATTCTTTTATTTTTTTTTACTTCGTAATCCACAAAAGAATTATATCGCTGTGCAAGGCAATACTTGCTAGTATTTTCAAATTCTTCTAGGGTAGGGGCTCCAGAAACCTCTTTGCAAAGCATTAATCTGTGCTCATTAAGCATAAGAATAAAAATAGAGCTGGGGTGACTTTCTAGCGTCCTGTGATCTCGAATTAATTGACCATCTTGAAATATTTGATCTCGTTTAAATATGGTCTTTTTTATAATGCGGCCACACAATGCAATTGTTGGAACTATAGGACCAATAAAATCTGAATCTGTAGTATCTAACGTAATAATTTTTGTGTCAGTAAAGAAATATTCTGTATCTTTAAATTTTCTAACGTATTTTTGTGCGAAAAATGAAGGAAAAACAATGCAATCAAAAGCATCTAAGAGAACTTTGTCCTCTCCAAAATTTAAGGTATAGTTTGCAAATTCAATAGTTTTCGTAAAGCTCATTGTTAAACCCTTTTTCTAATTATTCCTTTAACTTTATTATTAAATTCCAAATCTTCTTTATCGCATTCAAAGCTATATTTTGTGTTTTCAACGCGGATGCGATTGTTTGGAAGTTTAAATATGTCTCTAAAAGTAAATTCTCCGTTAATAGATACTAACCATAGACCATCGCTAAGATACTCCTCTTTGCTAATGATATATGAATCATTTGCGGAATTAACTATATAGGGATGTTTTAAATTTTGAGGTAAAATTTCGCTCGAAACGATTAATTCTCTTTGATCAGTAAGTTTGCCGTCACGTAGATCATAGCAGTCTAATGTAAGCAACCCACTTAGCTTTGTTTGATTGGAATGCCCCTTACCAAAAGATAACCACTCGAGAGACACTCCTGTTTCTAAACAGCATTGGATGATCCAGTCTGCCGGAAAAATGTCTCGCATGTATCGTGTAGCTAATGTGCTTTTTGAGATACCAAGGTGATCGGCTAAGGCTTGGCGCGTTTTGTAACCGTAAGCCTTAACAATTCGCTCTATTGCTGCTTTACCCCCTCGAGTGAAATCCATGTGGTTTTCATTATCGAACTTTATCGTGGGGGTGTGAACTTCATTGCAAAATTCATCTGCAGACTGTTTTTCAGCATGCCGTTCTGGCGAAGGAGCTGGCACTCCTTCTTCAGCATCTAAACCAAATGCTAACCATTCGATTGATGCGCCAGTTTCCATTGAACATATAACAACCCAATCAGCAGGGAAGGTATCGCGTGCATATCTGTTAGCCATTGTACTTTGTGAAATACCAAGGTGGTTACAGAATGCTTGGCGTGATTTGAAACCATAGGCCATGAGTATTCTCTCAATGACTTTTTGCCCTCCTCGATTCTGCATGACCATGGCTTTCAGATGATCTTCAATATGGCGAAATGTGATTTTATTAGTTGACATATTCTTTATGCGAACCTATTCTCCGTTTTGTGAAGTTTTCGTCACGATTAATACCGGCTCACCACAAGCCAATAGGAGATGTTGCATCATGACCCCTAACATTTCAATAACTCTGAATACGCCGCACGTCACAATTGAGCGTTATAGCGAACTTACTGGTCTTTCTATCGACACAATCAACGATATGCTGGCTGATGGTCGCATCCCTCGTCATCGCCTTCGGAAAGACAAGAAAAGAGAAAAGGTAATGATCAACCTTGCTGCTCTTACCGTTGATGCACTTACTGATTGCAATGTTGTATTCAACTAGTTCCATTTTGGGATACATCAGGGGTGTCGACTATGTTTGATTACCAAGTTTCCAAACATCCACATTTTGATGAAGCCTGTCGTGCATTCGCGCTGCGCCACAACCTGGTGCAACTGGCAGAACGTGCTGGCATGAATGTGCAGATTCTGCGGAACAAGCTGAACCCGGCTCAACCTCATTTATTAACCGCACCAGAAATCTGGCTGCTTACCGATCTGACTGAAGATTCAACGCTGGTAGATGGTTTTCTGGCTCAGATTCACTGCCTGCCATGCGTACCGATTAATGAGGTGGCAAAAGAGAAACTGCCACATTACGTCATGAGTGCAACCGCAGAGATCGGGCGTGTTGCTGCAGGTGCGGTATCTGGCGATGTAAAAACCAGTGCAGGTCGTCGTGATGCTATCAGCAGCATTAACTCTGTAACACGACTGATGGCGCTGGCGGCTGTTTCATTGCAGGCCCGTTTACAGGCTAATCCTGCGATGGCGAGTGCAGTTGATACCGTGACTGGCCTCGGTGCTTCATTCGGTTTGCTGTGAGGTGCTTATGCTTACTAAAGAACCATCATTTGCATCGCTGCTGGTAAAACAAAGTCCGGCAATGCACTACGGTCACGGCTGGATCATGGGGGAGGATGGTAAACGCTGGCATCCGTGCCGTTCACAAGATGAATTGCTGGCAGAACTATCTACGAAAAAAAGGGGGAACAAATGGCTATTGAAGGCGCTGCGGCGACTGTTCCATTAAGCCCCGGTGAACGCCTGAGTGGACTTAATCACATAGCGGAATTAAGGGCGAAAGTTTTTGGCCTGAATATTGAGTCAGAGCTTGAGCGGTTTATTAAAGATATGCGTGATCCACGGGATATCAATAATGAACAAAATAAACGGGCACTGGCTGCTATATTCTTTATGGCAAAAATTCCGGCTGAACGTCATAGCATCAGCATTAATGAGCTGACCACTGACGAAAAGCGGGAGCTGATTAAAGCAATGAATCATTTTCGTGCAGTGGTGAGCTTATTTCCCAGACGGCTAACCATGCCGAATTAACCAACTAATGAAATTAATGGCGTAAACCCGCCGGGCATCCCTTTATCTAAATTCAGGAGAATTGATTATGCGTAATATTGAAACCCTCACGACTAAAACCGGACCGGATGACGCAGGGCTTAATATTTTACTGACAGAGGCTCGTCTGGAAGAACGTCGGGCAAGGGCTGAAGCAATGGCAGCTCGCCTTGATCGCCTGGCGTGTCATATCACATCCCGCCAGTTAAACCACGTCGAAGCGGCAGAACTGCTGCGTGTGACTGCTGAAGCAATCCAGAACGAAGCGCAGGAGATCCACTGATGGCTGATGCAATGGATCTCGTACAGCAGCGAGTTGAAGAAGAACGCCAGCGTCATATCCGTGCTGCCCGTGCCAAAACGCCGGGAGTGTCCCGCGTGCTTTGCGTTGAGTGTGAAGCGCCAATTCCGCCAGCACGCCGCCGTGCCATTCCGGGTGTGCAACTTTGCATTACCTGTCAGGAAATCGCAGAGCTGAAAGGCAAACATTACAACGGAGGTGCTGTATGAGCACCATCCTGAAATGGGCGGGAAATAAAACTGCCATAATGTCCGAACTGAAAAAACATCTTCCTGCTGGCCCGCGACTGGTTGAACCTTTCGCGGGTTCCTGTGCTGTGATGATGGAGACGGATTATCCCAGCTATCTGGTTGCGGATATTAATCCTGATTTAATCAACCTCTATAAAAAGGTTGCCGCTGATTGTGAATCGTTTATATCTCGCGCCAGAGTTTTATTTGAGATCGCAAACAGGGAGGTGGCTTATTACAACATAAGGCAGGAGTTTAATTACTCAACTGAAATTACTGATTTCATGAGAGCGGTATATTTCCTGTATCTCAATCGTCACGGTTACCGTGGTTTATGTCGCTATAACAAGAGCGGGCATTTCAACATTCCCTACGGTAATTATAAAAATCCGTATTTCCCTGAAAAAGAAATTCGCGCATTTGCAGAAAAGGCCCAGCGAGCAACGTTTATCTGCGCCAGCTTTGATGAAACGCTGGCGATGTTGAAGGCGGGGGATGTGGTGTATTGCGATCCGCCGTATGACGGTACGTTTTCCGGCTATCACACTGATGGTTTCACTGAAGATGACCAGTATCACCTGGCATCCGTTCTTGAACATCGAGCATCTGAAGGACATCCGGTCATTGTTTCTAACAGTGACACGTCTTTGACCCGGTCTCTTTATCGTAATTTCACTCACCACTACATCAGGGCGAAACGCAGCATCGGCGTTGCAGCGGGGGAGGGAAAATTTGCAACAGAGATGATTGCCACTAAATCTGCTAATTGGTTTAGTGCCGATTTTAGTAGGGGACGTGACTCTACTGTTATTTTCGGGGTGCAAGTGTGAAAGAAATGCACCACGGAATTCATCATTTCCATGGGACGCCTGTCTGGGGAAGTGCTGGCGACGTTCATCGTATTGCGGTGAGCGGAGCTGGTGCTTTCGTCTCCTATGTACGACCAGATCAGATTGCGGCGTCCATTCAGCACGCCCAGGTCGTTGGCATTGATAACGGCGCATTTTCTGCATGGGTGCGTGGGCTAAAAATTAACTGGAATGATTTTTATAAATGGCTCCTGAACTATTACCACCATCCTAAGGTCGCTTTTTTTGTCATTCCTGATGTTGTGGACGGAGGTGAACGTGACAATGATGCCCTGATAAACGAAGTTCCGAAAATGTTCTACGGGAAGGCAACTCCCGTCTGGCATCTGCACGAGTCAATCGATCGGCTTATCGAGCTATGTCGTGAATGGCCTCGTGTCTGCTTTGGATCGTCTGGTGAATATGCGGCTATTAGAACTGCGCACTGGCATCGTCGTATGCAGGACGCTTTTGAAGCAATTTATTGCCGACACAATTTCAAAACAGCTGTTCATGGTTTGCGCATGCTTGACGGTCGTGTGTTGGGAAATTACCCACTGGCGACTGCCGACAGTACAAATCTTGCCTGCAATGTCCCCAAATTTAATAGCAAATATCCTGAGCTTACGCGGGCTATTCAGGAGGCTGAGTATTCGCGCAATCTGACGGAAAAGGAGCTGAAAGCTGTCATTCTGAAAAACCGTTGCGCAATTTTAAAAGGTGCAATTGAAGCTGTTCGCCCACCTTCAGTTTCTGACTGGCTGTCGAATGGTTTGCAGCCTTCACAGCTCGAACTGGAGATTGCGTAATGAACTACAGCTATTCCTGGAATGCTGAGAAAAAAGCAATCAATCCTTACGTAGAGACAGAAGAGCAATCTTCAGTTTCTGCGCTTTCAAACCTGATCGCTCTGTACGCTGCCGATAACGAGCAGGAACACCTGCGCCGCGAGGTACTGAGTGATCAGGTCTGGGAGCGTTATTTCTTTAATGAATCCCGTGATCCTGTACAGCGCGAAATGGAGCAGGATAAGCTCATTAGTCGGGCAAAGCTGGCGCATGAGCAGCAGCGTTTTAATCCAGATATGGTCATTCTGGCGGACGTCAATGCCCAGCCTTCCCATATCAGCAAGCCGCTGATGCAACGTATTGAATACTTCAGCAGCCTTGGCAGGCCAAAGGCTTATTCCCGCTATTTGCGTGAGACGATTAAGCCATGTCTGGAACGGCTGGAGCATGTGCGCGACAGTCAGCTATCCACTTCTTTTCGCTTTATGGCAAGCCATGAAGGGCTGGACGGCCTGCTGATTCTGCCTGAAATGAGTCAGGATCAGGTGAAACGCCTGTCCACCCTTGTTGCTGCGCATATGAGCATGTGCCTTGATGCAGCTTGTGGCGATTTGTATGCCACCGATGACGTTAAGCCAGAAGAAATCCGCAAGACATGGGAAAAGGTGGCAGCAGAAACCCTGCGACTGGATGTCATACCGCCTGCGTTTGAGCAACTCCGCCGGAAAAGAAACCGCCGTAAACCCGTGCCCTATGAACTCATTCCGGGTTCGCTGGCGCGTATGTTGTGCGCCGACTGGTGGTACCGGAAATTATGGAAGATGCGTTGCGAATGGCGGGAAGAGCAGTTGCGTGCTGTTTGCCTGGTCAGCAAAAAAGCATCTCCCTATGTCAGCTATGAAGCCGTGATGCATAAACGTGAGCAGCGCCGTAAGTCGCTGGAGTTTTTCCGTTCTCATGAACTGGTGAACGAAGACGGCGACACGCTGGACATGGAGGATGTGGTAAACGCCAGCAGCAGCAACCCTGCGCATCGCCGCAATGAGATGATGGCCTGTGTTAAAGGTCTGGAGCTTATCGCGGAAATGCGCGGTGACTGCGCCGTTTTCTACACCATCACCTGTCCGTCACGTTTCCATTCCACGCTAAATAACGGCAGGCCCAACCCAACCTGGACAAATGCGACGGTAAGACAAAGCAGTGATTATCTGGTCGGCATGTTTGCTGCATTTCGTAAGGCGATGCACAAAGCCGGATTGCGGTGGTATGGCGTGCGGGTGGCTGAGCCGCATCATGACGGTACAGTTCACTGGCACCTGTTGTGTTTTATGCGCAAAAAAGACCGCCGCACCATCACTGCATTACTGCGTAAGTTTGCCATCCGTGAAGACCGCGAGGAGCTGGGCAATAACACTGGGCCGCGCTTTAAGTCTGAGTTGATTAACCCGCGCAAAGGTACGCCAACAAGCTACATCGCGAAATACATCAGTAAGAACATTGACGGGCGTGGTCTGGCTGGCGAGATCAGCAAGGAAACGGGGAAATCCCTGCGTGATAATGCTGAATACGTTAATGCCTGGGCGTCTCTGCATCGTGTTCAGCAATTCCGCTTCTTTGGCATTCCGGGGCGTCAGGCTTACCGTGAACTGCGATTGCTGGCTGGTCAGGCGGCAAGGCAACAGGGGGACAAAAAAGCAGGTGCGCCGGTACTGGATAACCCGCGCCTTGATGCCATTCTGGCTGCTGCTGATGCTGGTTGTTTTGCCACCTACATCATGAAGCAGGGTGGCGTACTGGTTCCCCGCAAATATCACCTCATCAGAACTGCTTATGAAATCAACGAAGAGCCGACCGCCTATGGCGATCACGGCATTCGTATTTATGGCATCTGGTCACCTATTGCAGAGGGCAAGATCTGCACTCATGCCGTGAAGTGGAAAATGGTTCGTAAGGCCGTTGACGTTCAGGAGGCGGCAGCCGACCAGGGCGCTTGCGCCCCTTGGACTCGTGGCAATAACTGTCCCCTTGCTGAAAATTTGAACCAACAGGAGAAAGATAAATCAGCTGATGGGGACATCAGAACGGACATTACCCGCATGGATGACAAGGAGTTGCACGATTACCTGCACAGTATGAGCAAAAAAGAGCGCCGGGAACTGGCTGCAAGGTTACGCCTGGTTAAACCGAAACGGCGTAAAGACTACAAACAGCGAATTACAGACCATCAGCGACTGCAGCTCGTCTATGAGCTGAAGTCCAGAGGATTTGATGGTAGCGAGAAAGAGGTCGATTTACTCCTTCGCGGCGGCAGTATTCCGTCAGGAGCAGGCCTGCGTATCTTCTATCGGAACCAGCGTTTGCAGGAAGATGATAAGTGGCGGAACCTGTATTAATTACGCGGGTTAACAATTCGTGCTCTTAATAATACCAGGCATATCAGGCTGATGAACGTAAAAAAACGTTTTACATCAGTAAGATTATTATATACTGTAAATATAAACAGTGGTTATGTATACAGTATTGCTTTGGTGTCATAGGAGGAAAGATGCAGGACTATTTTTTGGAGTCTTTGAAGCTCCAGCGCATTGATTTTTTTCTTAAGCTTGTAGCGACTAGTGAGTGTAGTGATGAAGAGAAGGGGCTGGCTTTGCAGTGGGTTTCTGAACTAACAGATGAACTCATGGCAAAAATCAGAACCCACGAATACAACCGCTCAATGGATGTCATCAGTTGAGGTGACTTTTTATGCGCATTGAAATAATGATCGATAAAGAGCAGAAGATTAGCCAGTCTACCCTGGACGCCCTTGAATCCGAGCTTTACCGCAATCTGCGCCCCCTGTATCCCAAAACGGTAATTCGTATCCGCAAAGGTAGCTCTAACGGTGTGGAACTTACCGGATTGCAACTGGACGAAGAAAGAAAACAAGTGATGAAAATTATGCAGAAGGTGTGGGAAGACGACAGCTGGCTGCATTAAGAAACGTTGCCCCCAAGAGGATTCATTCTGATGGGGGCTAGTTTTGGCAACGAGTGAAACGAGGCGTAAGGTGGGTGGGCATTTTGATAAGTGCTCGTTCGCTTTGTGCCAGAGGCGGGCATTAATACAAATTTCACGTGATAAAACGGTACTCAGTTATTCTAATCTGACATGCATAAACGTTGTTGGATTACAAAACATCAACAACTTCAAACTCTTCCATAATCAGCTCCATATCATCAGAAAAGTAACCTTCACATGTAAAAAATCGTTGATGCTCTCTCTGCCAATATTCAAGACTCAAATCGCCTTCACCTTCCTTGCGAGCGAACTCGGCAGTAACATCACAAAAACGCACCAGTCGCATCGACACCAGCCGGGTCACGTATACCGGTACATCTTGGCCGTTAAGGATGATGTTATAGCTCCCAATCCTTGGGGCAAACTCTTCCTTCTGGTAAGAGGCATAAGAGCCGCAGGAGGCCGTTTTAATTCCTTTTTTGATAAGCGCTGCAAGCTCGTTAGCCAGTTCAGGGCTGTCGCCCATTTGCCAGGCATTCGCGTCCGGATATTTCATCTTTAATTCATCAACCGTAACCATTACAAGTCCTTTCTAATTGTAAAAATAGATAAATAGCTGAGCATTAATTGTTCAAATATTAACAGTGATGCTCTCTTGTTAGTATCATAGTCCGTTTCTCGTTCACAGTGGGCCTTCAGTTTTTTGTCTGCTTTGTGCCAAAAACAGACGTCTAAATATCCTATTGTCAGTTATAAAAAGTGATGAGTGTTCTACATATTAAATTTACAGAGGCAGAAACTCCGTGTTTAAATACGGTTCTTTCCACCCAATAAGCATTAACAACTTAAGGACCCCATAAAAATGCCAGTATTAGACTTCAAAGAAATACCAGAGGCTCATAAAGCAACAGGGCTGCAAGACACATTTGAACTTTTTTCTCGCGACTTCTTAGCTTTTCTGGGATATAAAATTATATCTGACCCAGATAGAGGGGCTGACGGTGGGGTTGATATTATAGCCGAAGAAAAAAGGACTGGTGTCGGCGGGGAAACAATTATCCGTTGGTTGGTAAGCTGTAAGCATAAAGCTCATAGTGGAAATTCAGTTAATCCAGGAGATGATGCAAATATTACTGATCGAGTAATAGCGAATAACTGCCAAGGATTTATCGGGTTCTATTCAACTCTTGCTAGTGCAGGTCTGTCTGGAATACTTGACGGGTTGAAAGGACGAATTGAATTTCAGGTTTTCGATAAAGAGAAAATAGAGAGGGAACTTTTACACTCTTCCAGAGGATTGGAAATTGCCGAAAGGTACTTCCCAAAGTCGTTATCTGAGTGGAAAACAGAAAACCCCAAACCCGCAAGAATATTTTCCGATGAACCTAGCTTAAAATGCAAAGTTTGCAAGAAAGAGCTTCTGTCTCAAGACGACAAGGGAATTATCACTATATGGCAAAGAATCCGCACCGACTACGAAAAAGAACCAGAGTATAATGAACATATTTTTTGGACGTGTCGAGGCAACTGCGACCAAGCACTCCGGCAGTATGTTAGAAAACAAACAAACAATGGCCTTATTGATGGCTGGGAAGATATAGCTGATGTAATGATGCCAACTGTGTTTATAAAATGGGTCATGACAATAATGAATGAGTTAAGATCTGGGACCCTATATTCAGATGAGGCATTTGACGAACTCAAGACATTTTTGATCAATATTTACCCATTTGCATGTCGTCATCTCACCGAAAAAGAAAAAGAAAGGGTTAAATCATTAATGATGATACCTTCGTATCTTGGCGGCATGAACTATGAAGGTTAAGAGAGGGGGCGTTAGCCATCTTCGAGAGTATTCAGTAAGGATTTGAAGAGAGAATATATAAATAGACCATTTATACCTGAACAGAAGTCATATTGAGCTAGACGTTTCTGTTCAGTTTTTTAGTGTCTTCATTATCATATATCGCTCGAAAAGTCTCCCCGAAAACCAAGAGCATTTCCTTAATTGAAGTTGCTGTTGTCACCGCTGCGCATCCGTAACAGCTTACATGCTGCTTCGCTCTGTTTCAGTGCCAAAAAGCAAGGAGTTAATGTCCGCTTTTCACTCACAGCGGACTTTCATCTTTGTAAACCCGTATGATTCGCTTTTCAGCGGTCATTCAGATACGGATTTACGCTTCCCTTGGCTGTGCATGACTATGCTGCATGAAATCGCATGATCGATTGAGGATCGTTTTTGCAGAGACCTGCTAGAACTGGCGAGCTTTTACTCATGTCATGCAGGTGCATGAAAACCACTGCATAAAGCGGGCAGGCGTGGCGGGGATACGAGCGCGCGCTAAGTCATATAAGAGTTATATATTGATTTGATTGCTGGACATGCATACAGTATCGCTCTATCATCTAATAAATCTTAGAGTATTTGACAATGTTTGGATAAAATGGAACCTAACTTATTCATAATCCGCTAAACAGGGATGTCAGATGCCATACCAATTGGTAGAGCTTAGCCCCGTAGCTAACGATCTTGAACAGTTAGGAACCAAAGAGAAGTTTTGGTTCTATTTCTCCGATGACACTGTAAATTTGCAGTTGTTTAAGTACTCTAGGCCAGGTACTGGCGAGCATTGGTCTGAAAAGTGTGCTGCTGAGTTATGTCATTTGCTTAACATTCCACATGCTAGCTATGATTTGGCGCGATACAATGGTCGATTCGGTGTGGTGACTCAGAATATCATTCCATCTGGTTTCCGGATGGTAATGGGAAATGAAGTGCTTCACAGTTCGACATTCGATTATCCAGGGCCTTTACAAGCCGGGGAAAAGCCGGTAAGGGTCAGAGAACACACTGTCACAAGGGTATTGGGTTGTTTAGATAGGGAATCTATCAAGCCTCCTCCGAGTGTATATGATCTAACCGGGCTAAATGCAGCAGATGTATTTTGTGGATTTTTGATGCTCGATGCACTTGTGAGTAATCAAGATCGCCATCATGAAAATTGGGCGATCATGCTTAACAATGAAACTGGTGAGCAGTTTTTGTGTCCAACATACGATCATGCCGCTAGTTTAGGAAGGGAGATGTTAGATGATGAGCGTAACGAACGGCTTAATACTAAAGATAAAAATCGACAAATCCCATGTTTTGTAAGAAAAGCTCGCTCTGAGCTATTCAAAGCAAAAACTGATAAAAAGCCCTTGCTGACCGTTGAAGCATTTCAACATGCAGTTGAAGGGAGAGTTGCCGCTCGCGACCATTGGTTAGGTAAGTTGAGCGTTTTAACAGAAGATTCCATTACAGATGTGTTTAACCAAGTGCCTTCATCGTGTATATCCGACAGTGCACGTAGATTTGCAACGTTAATGGTAATGGAAAATCGCAGAAGGTTACTAGAATGACTAATACAAACTCCGTTTACGTCGCATGGCAGGCACCAGATACCAGAGACTGGCATGTTGTTGGTAACTTGCAAGAGCGCAAATCGGGGTATGTTTTCAGGTATACCAAAGGTGCTCTTAAATCTACTAAATTTACAAAGTTTAGCGGCATGAGTGATGTTCGTGAAACTTATGTTTCGGAAGAATTGTTTCCTCTTTTTAAAAATCGCCTTTTATCACCGAGACGTCCAGAGTATCCGAGTTTCATTAAATGGCTTGGATTTGAAGAAGATAAGGTAAATCCTATCGATATTCTTGCTCGCTCGGGAGGCTTACGAAGCACTGATCAGCTGCAGATTTTCAAAAAAATTGATGTTGATTCTGATGGTAACTTTGAGCATTTTTTCTTCTTACATGGACTTGGTTACTTAAATAGCTTAGCTAATGCTCGTGTATCTGAATTGAAACCGGGGCAAATTTTGCGTCTTTGCTTGGATCTTCAAAATGAATACGATGGGGATGCTGTTGTCGTTCGTGCAGATAAACCAGCTGAAATCGTTGGTTACTGCCCTAGGTATTTAAGTAATGATATCAAGAAGATGTTATTGGATGATCCAAAATCAATCACTTTAACGGTCGAAAAGATTAGCGATGATGCTCCTCATAACTATCGGTTATTATGTAAATTATCAGGAGTACTAAGCCAAGCCTGTCAATCGACGCTGATTCCTCAGGATGAGTTTGAACCTATTGAGTAAATGAAGAAAAGCCACCAAACGGTGGCTTTTCTTATTATGGGACTATATCTAGCGAGTAGGTATTAAACTGTATCGCCTCCTTGCCAAGCCAATCATTCATCTCCTGTAATCGCTTTTGTAGTGGCATTAGCTCATTTCGGACGAATACACGGCTGGCCTTCTCCACATCCCCAAACCCCCCGACATTATTAGGCATTATCCCCATCATTTGTGGCGGCACACGATGCGCCGCCATCATGTCGTCCCGGCTCACGTTCTTGATATTCAGGAACTCATCCTTCGCCGCCACTTCTGACAACGGGATAATCTGAAGCCCGTCCTTTTTACCGTTAGGCGAGTACATAAACAGGTTACGGAAGTTACCAGGACCTTTGGCGCTTTTCATCGCATTGCGGAGGTTGTTCACATCCTCCTGGTTCTGCGCTGCATCGGTCATGTACATGATGAAGCCTGCATGACTGCCGTTAATGTAATACTTGCGGCGGAACAGCGTGGCGGACTCGTTGAGCAGAGCTGACGGAATGGCAGAAAGATAACCAGGCAGGCCGTAGATCTCCTGGTTGATGTCCGGTTCCATCAGATGAAAAATGTTGCCTTTCGTGAACTGATACGGCTGCGTAGTCATGCCGTATTGCACAAACCAGTAGGTATCAAGGTCTAACCCGCGTCGGGTGTATTTTGCCAGTGCAGGCTCAAGGGCGATAACTTCACCGAAGCGGTTCGTGCGTTTCTCCAGGTAGGCGTTACCAAAAACCAGATAGTCCTGTACAAAACGCGAAAAAGCCTGCTGGCTGAGCAGCGGGTGAGGGATGTAGGTGCTGGTCAGAATGTTGCACTTCACTGCAATCGGTGAGCTGTGATGCACGGCGGCGCGGAAGGTTCGCGCCAGTCCGTCGAAACTCACAGGCGGCTCGTACCAACGATCCATCTGTACGCATTCCACATAGTCCAGCAGTTCGCGGCGGTCCAGAACAGGAACGGGATCACCGAAGCTGAATGCTTCGGCTGAAGTCTGGCTTTTATGCTGGATCTGTTTCGTCGACGCAGCGCGGTTCTTCTTACTCTTTCCCATCAAAAAATCTCCACAATATTGCTGGTATTGGCGGACTCGCCCTGCAGCGGTTCGTTAAACAGTGCGTGCATTGTTGCCCAGGCCAGATCGGCATGGCTGGCTTCTTCGCTGCGGCTGGCTTCATAGGTCGGGCGGTTGCCACTGGCAGTGGTAGCGCGACGGATTGCCATAAATGACTGCGCAATGTCGGTGTGCCCGGCGTCAAACTCCAGACGGCGGTGGCTGATAATGTCGTAGGCCTTGAGTACCAGGGCGTTTTTAACGTTGGGGTTATAGACAAACTCCCTGACGGCAGGAAAAAACGCTTTCACGTTCTCGTAAACCCCGTGACCGACGCCGGTCGAGTCGATACCGATATAGGTCACGTTATACTGTTCGGTCAGTTTTTTGATGGCGTCAGCCTGGGCGCGGAAGTCCATCCCGCGCCACTGGTGACGCTCAAGAATGCGGAACTTACCACCCGGCACGGCTGGCGGAGCCACCACCACGCATCCGGCACTGTCGCCGTTCTGCGTACCTTTTGCCGGGTCATAACCGATCCACACTTCGCGCCAGCCAAACGGGCGCAGGGCCAGTGCATGAAAGTCGGTCCAGACTTCCCAGCTGTCCACCATGCACGCCTGCAGTTCGCTGAGCGGGAACACGGACGCGAGATCGTCCACGAACTCGCACATCAGCAGGTTCTGGTATTCGTCCGGGCTGTACTCCATGCGCAGCTGGTCGAGGTCGAACAGGTTACAGCCGCCGCGCACCGCATCTTCCACGGTGACTATCTGGCGGTATTGCCCGTCTGCGCACAGTAGGCCGGGGGCCAGATTGCTGTGGGACAGGTCGATGTCCACCTTGTCAGCTTTGTTGCGTCCACGGTTGAACAGCGCACCGGACCAGAACGGATAAGCACTGTGGGTCAGGCTGGATGGCGTGGAAAAATAGGTTTGTCGCCATTTCTTGTGAATAGCCATACCGGAAGCCACTTTGCGCAACTCCTGGAATTTCGGTATCCAGAAATATTCATCCAGATACAGGTTGCCGTGGTAACTCTGCGCCGTGCGGGCATTGGTGCCGAGGAAGTAAAGCGTGGCCCCGTTAGGAAGCACCATCGGATCGCCTTTCAGCTCCACCTCGACTTCTTTGGCGAAGTCGATGATGTACTGCTTAAAGACGTGAGCCTGTGCCTTACTGGCAGAAAGGAAAATCTGGTTACGTCCGGTAAGCAGGGCGTCAATCAGGGCTTCACGGGCAAAGTAAAAGGTCGCGCCGATCTGGCGTGACTTCAGCAGGTTGCGGATGCGGTTGGTTTTTCCGGCTTCCCACCAGTGGCGCTGGTAGTTGAACATGGAGGAATGGAAGATTTCTTCCAGTTTCTCTATCTGTTCATCGGTGAAAACATTCTTTTCCGGCTGACGGCGCGGGCCTTTGTTGCGGTTGGCGACGTTAGGGTTTAAGTCGGCTTCGTTGCCGCCATTGTTAAACTTGCCGATCCGCGCGTGGCGCTCCGACTGGCGCGCCAGCAGGTCAATTTCTTTGAAATCTTTCCCTTCTTTGTGCTCCTTCATAATGAGCTGGCAGTAGCGTGCGGCGGTGGTGAGCTGCATCTGATCCAGCGGCCCATAGTCACCCCACTTGTCGCGTTTTTTCCAGCTGTGAACGGTTGCAACTTTCTCGCCCAGCATTTCAGCAATGCGGGCTACGCGGTATCCCTGAAAGTACAGCAGCATGGCCTGCCGACGGGGATCGAGATCTGCGGGTGTCAGTGTGGTGTTCATGGCACAAACCTACAGCCTTGAATGAAGGCTTTCCCCGCCTGCGGTTTGTGTGGTTGTCGGTACAAATACCGCGCATTGTTTCACTGCCCCCATCACCGCAACCATAAGGCTCCTGTAAGTTTTTTCTAACGGAGCACGGCTCATGACAGTGAAAGCAAAGCGTTTTCGCATCGGGGTGGAAGGTGCCACCACCGACGGACGCGAAATCCAGCGTGAATGGCTGGAACAGATGGCAGCCAGCTACAACCCGGCGGTGTATACCGCGCTGATTAACCTTGAGCACATCAAGTCTTATCTGCCGGACAGCACCTTTAACCGCTACGGCAAGGTGACGGCGCTGTTTGCTGAAGAAATCACGGAAGGTCCGCTGGCAGGCAAGATGGCGCTGTATGCCGACGTTGAGCCAACGGAGTCCCTGGTGGAACTGGTGAAAAAAGGCCAGAAATTATTCACCTCTATGGAAGTCAGCCCGAAGTTCGCTGATACGGGCAAAGCCTATCTGGTCGGCCTGGCTGCCACTGATGACCCTGCCAGTCTGGGTACGGAAATGCTGACATTCAGCGCCAGTGCAGCCCATAACCCGCTGGCAAACCGCAAGCAGAATCCTGCCAATCTCTTTACCGCTGCAGAGGAAACGGTGATCGAACTGGAAGAAATCCAGGACGACAAACCGTCCCTGTTTGCCCGCGTCACGGCGCTGTTTACCAAAAAAGAGCAGTCCGATGACGCCCGGTTCTCTGATGTGCATAAGGCCGTGGAGCTGGTCGCCACTGAGCAGCAGAACCTGAGCGCACGCACCGAAAAATCCCTGTCTGAGCAGGAAGAACGCCTGTCTGAGCTGGAGACTGCCCTGCAGGCACAGCAAACCGCCTTTAACGAACTGGTGGACAAGCTGAGTCATGAAGACAGTCGCCAGGACTACCGCCAGCGTGCAACAGGCGGTAACGCCCCCGCTGACACTCTGACCAATTGCTGATGGAGCACAAAACCCGATGAAGAAGAATACCCGCTTTGCTTTTAACGCTTACCTGCAGCAGCTGGCGCGTCTGAACGGTGTGGCAGTTGAAGAACTGTCCAGCAAGTTCACCGTGGAGCCGTCTGTGCAGCAGACGCTGGAAGACCAGATCCAGCAGTCCGCCGCTTTCCTGACGCTGATTAACGTCACGCCAGTGACTGAGCAGTCCGGTCAGCTGCTGGGGCTGGGAGTTGGCAGCACCATTGCCGGAACCACTGACACCACCGCGAAAGAGCGTGAACCTGTCGATCCGACGCTGATGGTCGATGTGGAATATAAATGCGAGCAGACCAACTTTGACACGGTGCTGACCTACGCGAAGCTGGACCTGTGGGCGAAGTTTCAGGATTTCCAGGTGCGCATCCGTGACGCCATCGTGAAACGTCAGGCTCTGGACCGCATCATGATCGGCTTTAACGGCGTGAAGCGTGCGAAAACCTCCAGCCGTAGCGAAAACCCGCTGCTGCAGGATGTGAACAAAGGCTGGCTGCAGAAAATCCGTGAAGATGCACCGGATCACGTCATGGGCAGCACCACCACGGGCGGTGAAACCACACCGGGTGCGGTGAAAGTCGGGAAAGGTGGCGAATATGCCAACCTGGACGCCGTGGTGATGGATGCCGTCAATGAGCTTATCGATGTGGTCTACCAGGACGATGACGATCTGGTGGTGATTTGCGGTCGTGAACTGCTGTCTGACAAGTATTTCCCGCTGGTCAACAAAGAGCAGGAAAACAGTGAAAAACTGGCTGCCGATATGATCATCAGTCAGAAACGCATGGGTGGCCTGCAGGCCGTGCGTGCGCCGTTCTTCCCGCCGAATGCACTGCTGATCACCCGTCTGGATAACCTGTCCATCTACTGGCAGGAAGACACCCGCCGCCGCTCAGTTATCGACAACCCGAAACGTGACCGGATTGAAAACTTTGAATCCGTTAACGAAGCCTATGTGGTTGAGGACTACCGCTGCGCCGCACTGGTGGAAAACATCCAGATTGGCGACTTCAGCGCCGCAGCAGCAGAAACCGGAGCGTAATTCATGAGCCTGAGTCCCGCACGGCAGCATCGCCTGCGCGTTCAGGCTGAACAGGCCGCCCGCGAGGGCGGCAGCGTTCGCCACGCGTCGGGCTATGACCTGATGCTGCTGCAACTGGCGGAAGACCGCCGCCGTCTCAAGGGCGTTCAGTCCACGGTCAAAAAAGCGGAAATCAAGGTGGAGCTGCTGCCGAAGTACGCCGCCTGGGCGGAGGGTGTCCTTGCTGCCGGAGGCGCTCAACAGGATGACGTGCTGATGTACGTGATGCTGTGGCGCATTGATGCCGGAGATTATGCCGGGGCGCTGGAGATCGGGCGTCACGCCCTGCGTCATGGCTGGGTGATGCCGCTGGGTAATCGCAATGTGCAGACCGTGCTGGCAGAGGAAATGGCAGACGCGGCGCAGAGCGCAATGCTTGCCGCCACCGGCTTTGATGCCGATCTGTTGCTGCAGACGCTGGAGCTGACAGACGGTCTGGATATGCCGGACCAGTCACGGGCGCGTCTGCATAAAGCGATTGGCGCTGTCCTGAGTGAAAGCAATCCGGCTTCCGCCCTTAACCATCTCAACCATGCGTTGCAGCTCGATCCCCGCTGTGGCGTGAAAAAAGACAAACAGCAGCTGGAGCGCAGACTGCGCAATGACAGCCGCTGACAGAACGTGCCCCCGCGCACGGGCGGCACGGGGTGGCGAAAGGCACAGCCACATCAAAACTCCGTCCACCGCCCTCTATTTCAGGAGAAAGCAGCATGAAGTTTGTTGCACCAGAACAGGCACCGGAACAGGCGGAAATCATCAGAAATACGCCGTTCTGGCCTGATGTGGACCTGTCGGAGTTTCGCAGTGTGATGCGCACTGACGGCACGGTGACGCAGCCGCGTTTAAAGCAGGTTGCGCTGTCGGCAATTTCGGAGGTCAACGCAGAACTGTATGAGTTTCGCAGACGCCAGCAGATGCTGGGATATGCCTCGCTGGCAGAGGTTCCGGCGGAACAACTGGACGGCAAAAGTGAGCGCATTCAGCACTATTTCAACGCGGTTTACTGCTGGGCACGCGCCATGCTCAACGAACGTTACCAGGACTATGACGCCACGGCGTCTGGTGTGAAGCGGGGCGAGGAACTGGCGGAAGCCAGCGGTGATTTGTGGCGTGACGCCCGCTGGGCCATCAGCCGGGTACAGGATGCGCCGCACTGCACAGTGGAGCTTATCTGATGAAAGTGTGTGCGCATCAGTATGACACGGTGGACGCGCTTTGCTGGCGTCATTACGGGCGCACGCAGGGTGTCACGGAGCAGGTACTGAAGGCAAATCCGGGGCTTGCCGAATATGGCCCCTTTTTACCTCACGGGCTGCAGGTGGAGCTGCCGGACATTCCGACAACCACCACCGTGCAGACCGTCCAGCTATGGGACTGAATTATGACGCTTGAGCGAATCAGCGCCTTTATCACGTATTGCATCGCCGTCGTGCTGGCCTGGCTGGGCGATTTGTCCATCAAGGATGCCTCAACGCTGGGCGGCCTGATGATCGGTGTGCTGATGCTGGCTATCAACTGGTACTACAAACACAAAGCCTACCAGCTTCTGCGCGACGGGCAGATCACGCGGGAGGACTATGAATCCATCAATCGTTAAACGCTGCCTTGTCGGGACCGTGCTGGCTATTGCTGCCACGCTGCCGGGTTTTCAGCAGCTTCACACCTCCGTGGAGGGACTGAAACTGATTGCCGATTACGAAGGCTGTCGTCTGCAGCCGTATCAGTGCAGCGCGGGTGTATGGACTGACGGCATTGGTAATACGTCGGGCGTCATTCCCGGCAAAACCATTACGGAACGACAGGCAGCAGAAGGGCTTATCTCCAACGTGCTGCGTGTGGAGCGGGCGCTGGAAAGATGTGTGAAGCAACAGCCGCCACAAAAGGTGTATGACTCGGTGGTGTCGTTTGCCTTCAACGTGGGGACAGGCAATGCCTGCAGCTCCACGCTGGTGAAATTGCTCAATCAGCGGCGCTGGGCGGATGCGTGCCGACAGTTGCCGCGCTGGGTTTATGTAAAAGGTGTGTTTAATCAGGGGCTGGATAACCGCCGTGCGCGGGAGATGGCCTGGTGTTTACAGGGAGCAAACTGAAATGAAAAAGAAATTAATCAGCGGACTGTTTCTGATGTTATGGATGGCGCTGTTAATCGCAGCAATGGTGCATCCGCAGGGGATCTTTCCGGTACTGGCAGCGTCCGGCGTTTGGGTAGCCTGTTTGCTGACATGGGCGGTAATTCCGGTAGCACTGGCTGCGTTAATTCAGAATGGCCCGCTCTGGCAGGAGTTAAGGGCATCTTTGCTGAAGACAATTACCCGAAAAGAAAACGTATTTATCAGTTGGGTGATGCGATTGCTGATTGTTGTAAGTCTCGCATGGACGGGGTGGGCTATTACCCTGGTCTTTTATCTACTGACCGTTATTGCCTTCTGGATCACCCGTAATCAGATGGCGCAACAGGTAGCAGCATGAACCGGTTGCTGCTGGTTGTGCTGGTGTTATTACTAGCGGCGCTGGGCTGGCAGACGTGGCGGCTGGCTGATGCCAGCCAGACCATCAGCACGCAGGCAAACGAGCTGCAGAGCAAAAGCCAGGCACTGGCAAAGAGCAACAGCCAGCTTATCAGCCTGTCCATTCTGACTGAAACCAATAACCGGGAGCAGGCGCGGCTCTATGCCGAAGCAGAACAGACCAGCGCACAGCTGAGACAACGACAACGCCGGATCGAGGAACTGAAACGTGAGAACGAGGATTTACGCCACTGGGCTGATACTCCTTTGCCTGCTGACATTATCCGGCTGCGGGAACGTCAGGCACTCACCGGAGGTGCAGCTTACCGTCAGTGGTTGTCCGCGAGTGACGCCGTGTCGGCTGGAGCAGGCAGCACCGCGCACTAACGGTGATCTGAATGCGTTGCTGGATGAAACGGAGGCCGCCTGGGCGGTCTGTGCAGACAAAGTGGACATGATTATTGCGTGTCAGGAGCGAAACAGTGAACAAACCACAATCCCTGCGCCACGCCCTCAATAAAGCGGTGCCTTATGTCCGCAATAACCCGGACAAACTGCATCTGTTTGTGGATAACGGTTCGCTGGTTGCCACGGGGGCCAGCTCCATGTCATGGGAGTACCGCTACACCCTGAACGTGGTGATTGAGGATTTCAGCGGCGACCAGAATCTGCTGATGGCCCCGGTTTTGCTGTGGCTGCGTGATAACCAGCCCGATGCCATCAATAACCCGGCGTTACGGGAAAAGCTATTCACCTTTGAGGTGGATATTCTGCGCAACGATGTCTGTGATATCAGCCTGAACCTGCAACTGACGGAACGTGTGCTGGTCAGCACTGACGGCAGTGTGTCGAGCGTTGAAGCTATAGCGGAACCTGATGAACCTGAAGAAATGTGGACGGTGAAACGTGGCTGAATTGCAGAAGGTGGACGACTGGTTGAGTGCCTTGCTGGCGAATCTGGAACCAGCCGCTAGAAGCCGCATGATGCGCCAGCTGGCGCAGGAACTGCGCCGGACACAGCAGCAGAATATCAGGATGCAGCGCAATCCTGATGGCAGCAGTTATGAACCGCGCAGGGTAACAGCACGCAGTAAAAAAGGCCGTATCAAACGTCAGATGTTTGCAAAGCTGCGCACCACAAAATACCTGAAAACTGCCGCCAGCACCGACTCTGCCAGCGTGCAGTTTGAAGGCAAGGTGCAGCGCATTGCCCGCGTTCACCATTACGGCCTGCGAGATCGCGTCAGTCGCAAAGGACCGGAGGTCCGTTACGCAGAGCGCCGCCTGCTGGGTGTAAATGATGATGTTGAGGCAATGACCCGCGACATGATTCTGCAATGGCTGGCGGGGTGATCTTTGTATCAGCACTGATACAAGTTGCAGCACTGCCGCCTTTCTTCCCCTGATGGCAACCTTTCCCTATGAACGCACAATTAACCGAAATCATGCGCCTTATCACCAACCTGATTCGCACAGGGGTAGTCACCGAAGTGGACAGGGAAAACTGGCTTTGCCGGGTGAAAACGGGCGAGCTTGAAACCAACTGGATTAGCTGGCTGACGCTGCGTGCCGGGAATGCCCGCACATGGTGGCGACCATCGGAAGGTGAGCAGGTGGTGCTGCTGAGTCTGGGCGGCAATCTGGAAACCGCCTTTGCGCTGCCCGCTGTCTATTCGAATCAGTTCGCACCACCGTCGACGTCGGCGGACGCCTGCGTGACAGAACATCCTGACGGTGGCTGGTTTGAATACGAACCCGCCACCGGGCGCTGGTATGTCAGGGGCATCAAATCAATGGTCATTGAAGCCGCTGACAACATCACCATGAAAACCAGTGAGTTTGTACTGGAGGCTGACCGCACGCGCATTAACAGCGAAGTGGTGATCAATGGTGGCGTTACCCAGGGCGGCGGAGCGATGAGTTCTAACGGGATCGTGGTTGATGCGCATCAGCATACTGGCGTCCTGAAAGGCGGCGATACAACCGGAGGCCCGGTATGACGCTTTATATCGGGATGAACAATACCAGCGGTAAAGCCATTACTGATATTGACCATCTGCGTCAGTCGGTGCGGGACATTCTACTGACACCGCAGGGTAGCCGCATTGCCCGTCGTGAATATGGTTCCCTGCTGTCCTCGCTAATAGACCAGCCACAAAATCCGGCATTACGCCTGCAGGTCATGTCGGCAGTGTATGTAGCGCTGAGTCGCTGGGAGCCACGGATGACGCTGGATTCCATCACCATCAACAGCAATTTTGACGGTTCAATGGTGGTGGCGCTGAGCGGGCGGCGTAATAACGGTGTGCCTGTTTCCCTTTCCGTATCAACAGGAGCAGAGAATGGCAGTGATTGACCTTTCGCAGTTGCCTGCGCCGCAGATTGTGGATGTGCCGGACTTTGAGACGCTGCTTGCCGAACGCAAGGCCGAATTTGTTGCGCTTCATCCGAAAGATGAGCAGGAAGCAGTGATCCGCACGCTGGAACTGGAATCTGAACCCGTCACCAAATTGCTGCAGGAGAACGCTTACCGTGAGTTGCTTCTGCGCCAGCGCATTAACGAAGCCGCGCAGGCTGTGATGGCGGCTTACGCGATGGGCAGCGATCTTGACCAGCTCGCTGCCAACTACAACGTAAAACGCCTGATGGTGACGCCTGCTGATAATGACGCTGTGCCGCCCGTTGCAGCTGTGATGGAAAGCGATGAAGCGTTACGCCTGCGTGTGCCTGCAGCCTTTGAAGGGCTTTCAGTTGCGGGGCCAACTGCAGCTTATGAATTTCATGCCCGAAGCGCCGACGGTCGGGTGGCGGATGCCAGTGCAACCAGCCCGGCACCTGCAGAGGTGGTGCTGACTGTCCTTAGCCGCGAAGGCGATGGAACTGCGGAAAAAGACCTGCTGGACGTGGTGGAAAAAGCTCTGAACAGTGAGAACGTCCGCCCGGTGGCTGACCGTCTTACGGTTCGCAGCGCAGAAATCATCCCGTATCGCGTGGAAGCCACCATTTTTCTCTATCCTGGACCGGAAGCAGAGCCGGTAATGGCAGCGGCAAAAGCCAGCCTGCAGAAGTACATCGCCAGTCAGACGCGTCTTGGTCGGGATATTCGCCGTAGCGCTATCTTTGCCGCCCTGCATGTTGAGGGTGTGCAGCGTGTGGAGCTGGCTTCTCCTCTGGCGGATGTGGTCCTGAACAAAACACAGGCGGCATCATGTACGCAGTGGAGCGTAACCAACGGAGGAACGGATGAATAGTCTGCTGCCACCGGGTTCAACACCACTGGAGCGCCGACTGGCGCAAACCTGCAGCGGGATTTCTGATCTGCAGGTGCCGCTTCGTGACTTGTGGAATCCGGCAACCTGTCCGGTCAGTTTCCTGCCTTATCTCGCCTGGGCGTTCTCTGTAGATCGCTGGGACGAGGGCTGGACAGAAAGCGTCAAGCGCCAGGTGGTGAAGGATGCTTTTTATATTCATCAGCATAAAGGGACCACCAGTGCCGTGCGTCGGGTGGTGGAGCCGTTCGGCTTTCTGATCCGCATTATTGAGTGGTGGCAGACCGGAGAGACACCGGGCACGTTTCGTCTGGATATCGGCGTGCAGGACCAGGGCATCACTGAAGATACCTATCTGGAACTTGAGCGACTGATAAGCGATGCCAAACCATGTAGCCGTCACATGATCGGCATGTCCATCAACCTGCAGACCAGCGGCCCGCATTGGGGGGGAGCCGCCAGCTATTTTGGCGAAGAAATCACGATCTATCCGTATATCAACGAAATAATTATTTCCGGTGGCACCGCGCATGAAGGCGGGGCGGTCCATGTTATTGACACAATGAGAGTGAATCCATGAGCACAAAATTTTATACCCTGCTGACGGATATTGGCGCGGCGAAACTTGCCAGCGCCGCCGCGCTCGGTGTGCCTTTAAAAATTACCCATATGGCGGTCGGCGATGGCGGCGGAACATTGCCAACGCCGGACGCAAAGCAGACAGCACTAGTAAATGAGAAACGCCGGGCTGCGCTGAATATGCTCTATATCGACCCGCAGAACAGCAGCCAGATTATTGCCGAACAGGTGATCCCTGAAAACGAGGGCGGTTGGTGGATACGTGAAGTGGGCCTGTTTGATGAGTCCGGGGCATTGATTGCCGTGGGCAACTGCCCGGAAAGCTATAAGCCGCAACTGGCTGAAGGCAGCGGGCGCACCCAGACCGTGCGCATGGTGCTGATTACCAGCAGCACGGACAATATCACCCTGAAAATCGACCCTGCCGTCGTGCTGGCAACTCGCAAGTATGTGGATGACAAAATATCAGAGCACGAACAGTCACGACGTCACCCGGACGCCTCGCTGACCGCAAAAGGTTTTACTCAGTTAAGCAGTGCGACCAACAGTGAATCCGAAATACTGGCCGCAACACCAAAGGCTGTGAAGGCTGCATATGATCTTGCAGCAGGTAAAGCATCCGCCAGTCACACACACCCGTGGAATCAGATAACGGATGTGCCTGCAGCTTCACTGACGGTAAAAGGCACCGTGCAACTCAGCAGCGCCACTAACAGCACGTCAGAAACGCAGGCTGCCACACCAAAGGCAGTGAAGGCGGCATATGACCTTGCAGCAGGTAAGGCACCTGTCAGTCACACGCACCCGTGGAGCCAGATAACGGATGTGCCTGCAGCTTCACTGACGGTAAAAGGTACCGTGCAACTCAGCAGCGCCACTAACAGCACGTCAGAAACGCAGGCTGCCACACCAAAAGCTGTGAAGGCTGTATATGACCTTGCCAATGGAAAACAACCTGCCGACGCCACACTGACCGCACTGGCAGACCTTGCCACTGCGGCAGACAAACTTCCGTATTTTACGGGGAATGATACAGCCAGCCTGACAACCCTGACTAACGTTGGACGGAATATTCTGGATAAAGCAAGCACACAGGCGGTTATTCAATATCTTGGTCTGAGCGATGCAAGTGGATACGTTGGACGCTGGCTGAATACCCGGGTTTTCACCTCATCAGGTACGTACACCCCGACGCCAGGAACAAAACGGATCAGGGTCACAATAACGGGCGGCGGTGGCGGAGGGGGCGGCTGCAAGGCTATATCCAATAATGAAACGTTTTTCGGTGCTGGCGGCGGGGCAGGTGGGACAGTAATCACCACGCTGATCCTGACGAAGGATAGTTATCCTGTCACTATCGGCGCAGGTGGGGCCGGTGGTGTTAGTGCGACGAACGGCACCAGTGGCGGGAATAGCGTATTTGCATCGTTAATTGCTCCTGGTGGCGCAGGTGGCGGGAAAGTGGGAGTTACAAATACAAACGGCGGTAACGGAGGTGTGCCGAGTACTGGCGATATCCGCATCACTGGTGGAAATGGAGGCGACGGTCAGTCCGGAAATATCGGCGTCAGCGGTGAAGGCGGAACATCGTACTGGGGTGGCGGTGGACGCGCAGGCGCAGGCGGTGGCGTTAACGGTAAGGCATATGGTTCAGGTGGCGGTGGTGCATACGATGCCGGTTATAGCGGAACCAGTATGACGGGCGGGAAAGGCGCAGCAGGGATTTGTATTATCGAGGAGTTTGCATAATGAATACGTCATATGCAGTTATTGAAAATGGGATGGTTGTGAATGTCATTGTCTGGGATGGCGAGGCTGAATTCACAGTGCCGGATAATCAGCAGCTCATTGATATTTCTGATATCAGTGAGCATCCCGGAATCGGATGGGGGTATTCAGACGGGGTATTTACTGCGCCGCTCCCTCCGGAACGTTCTCATGATGAACTGGTAGCTGACGCTGAACAGAAAAAACAGTCGCTGACAGACGCAGCAATGGCTAATATCAGCGTGATTCAGTTAAAGCTGCAGGCCGGGCGCAAACTGACGCAAGAGGAAACTACCCGACTTAACGTTGTGCTGGATTATATCGAGGCTGTGACGGCAACAGATACCAGCACCGCACCTGATATTATTTGGCCTGTTTTCCCTGCAAGCAGATAAATACCGTCATTTTGTGTGAATAACGGTACAACTGCGCTTAGCTGCTTGTCAGACACAATCACTTCAACATAGGGCGAAGCCTAATCCAATCAGGAGGTTCGCCACTATGGCTCAGGATTACCACCACGGAGTGCGCGTTGTTGAAGTCAACGAAGGCACTCGATCCATTACCACGGTGAGCACCGCCATCGTGGGCATGGTCTGCACGGGCGATGATGCCGATGCAAAAATGTTCCCTCTTAATAAACCCGTGCTGATCACTGATGTGCTTACTGCCAGCGGTAAGGCGGGTGAATCCGGTACGCTGGCCCGCTCGCTGGATGCCATCGCTGACCAGGCAAAACCCGTGACCGTTGTTGTGCGTGTGCCGCAGGGTGAAACGGAAGAAGAAACCACGACCAATATCATCGGCGCAGTGACTGCTGAAGGTAAAAAAACTGGTATGAAAGCCCTGTTATCTGCCCAGTCACAGCTCGGTGTTAAACCGCGCATCCTCGGCGTGCCGGGGCACGATAATAAAGCCGTTGCTACTGAGTTGCTGGGCGTGGCGCAAAGCCTGCGTGGGTTTGCTTACCTGTCAGCGTATGGCTGCAAGACGGTGCAGGAGGCGATCACTTACCGTGAAAACTTCAGTCAGCGTGAAGGGATGCTGATTTGGCCTGACTTTACTGGCTGGGACACGGTGCTGAATGCCGACGCAACGGCATATGCCACCGCCCGTGCGCTTGGTCTGCGTGCCAAAATTGATGAGCAGACAGGGTGGCACAAAAGCCTGTCCAACGTGGGCGTGAACGGTGTCACCGGAATTTCTGCTGATGTGTTCTGGGATCTGCAGGACCCGGCAACTGATGCAGGTCTGCTGAACCAGAACGACGTCACCACGCTTGTGCGTAAAGACGGTTTCCGCTTCTGGGGTTCCCGCTGCCTGAGTGATGACCCACTCTTTGCCTTCGAAAACTACACCCGCACGGCGCAGGTGCTGATGGACACGATGGCAGAAGCGCCAATGTGGGCGGTCGATAAACCGCTGAATCCGTCGCTGGCCCGCGACATTATCGAAGGTATCCGCGCCAAAATGCGCAGCCTGATCAGTCAGGGCTATCTCATTGGTGGCGATTGCTGGCTGGATGAGTCGGTGAACGACAAAGACACTCTGAAAGCTGGAAAACTCACCATCGACTACGACTACACACCAGTGCCGCCACTTGAAAACCTGATGCTGCGTCAGCGCATCACCGATCAGTACCTGGTGAATTTCTCCAGCCAGGTCAGCGCGTAAGGGGACAACATGGCTTTACCACGCAAATTAAAACACCTGAACCTGTTTAACGACGGGAACAACTGGCAGGGGATCGTTGAGTCGCTGACGCTGCCGAAATTCACCCGCAAATATGAGAAGTATCGCGGCGGCGGAATGCCGGGTGCAGTGGATGTGGATCTGGGACTGGATGACAGTGCTCTGGACACAGAATTTTCCATTGGTGGTACTGAACTGCTGCTGTTTAAACAGATGGGCAAAGCCACGGTGGATGGCATCCAGTTGCGCTTCACCGGCTCTATCCAGCGTGACGATACCGGAGAAGTGCAGGCCGTGGAGCTTGTGGTGCGTGGACGTCACAAAGAAGTGGATTCCGGCGAGTGGAAGACGGGCGAAAGCAACACCACCAAAGTGACCAGTACCAACAGCTACGCGAAGCTGACTATCAATGGTGAGGTGCTCTATGAAGTGGACCTTATCAACATGGTGGAAATTGTGGACGGTGTGGACCTGATGGAAGCGCACCGCAACGCCCTCGGCCTCTGATGTATCTGAACGGCGCGGAATGCCGCGCCAGAACCCAATTTACAGGACAGCAAAATGAGCGATAAGCAGACTGAAAAGACTATTCAACTGGATACTCCCATCAAGCGCGGAAAAACGGAAATCACCGAAATTGTGCTGCGTAAACCGCAGTCCGGTGCGCTGCGCGGTACACGCCTGCAGGCCATTATGGATATGGATGTGAACGCGATGATGACCGTGATCCCCCGCATCTCCAGCCCGGCACTGACTGCACAGGAAATTGCAGAGATGGACCCGGCAGATCTCACCGCCATGTCGGTTGAGGTTGTCACTTTTTTGTTGAAGAAGTCGGTGCTTGCCGGTTTACCGACAGCCTGACGGTTGATGATCTGGTGGCAGATATCGCCACTATTTTTCACTGGCCGCCATCCGTTACTGACGTTATGCCGCTGACCGAAGTGCTGGAATGGCGGTATAAAGCGATTCAGAGAAGCGGGGCCAACGATGAGTGATAATAACCTGCGCCTGCAGGTCATTCTTAATGCGGTTGACAAACTCACCCGCCCATTCCGTGCTGCACAGGCCAGCTCGAAAGAGCTGGCTGGCGCAATCAGAAACTCCCGTGACGCATTAAAGCAACTCAATCAGGCGGGTAACAGCCTGGAAAAATTTCGCAAGCTGCAGGCCGATAACAAGAAGTTAGGCGACAGGCTGAACTATGCCAGACAGAAGGCTAATTTGCTTAGCTCTGAGCTGGAGGCGATGGAACAACCATCACAACGGCACCTTGTGGCTTTAGGTCGGCAAACACTGGCAGTCCAACGCCTGGAAGAACAACAAAAATACTTGCAGAAGCAAACGGCGCTTGTGCGTGCTGAACTGTACCGGGCGGGAATTTCTGCGAAAGACGATGCGGGAGCAACTGCCCGTTTAGCCCGTGAAACATCACGTTATAACCAGGAATTGTCGAAACAGGAGGCGCGGCTGAAGCGACTGGGTGAAGCTCAGCGCAGGATGAATGCGGCGCGTGCCAGTTATGCCCGTTCGCTGGATGTGCGCGATCGTATTGCAGGAGCTGGAGCCACTACCACGGCTGCAGGGCTGGCAATGGGGACGCCAGTGATGGCGGCAGTAAAAAGCTATACCAGCATGGAAGATGCCATGAAAGGTGTGGCAAAGCAGGTCAATGGTCTGCGTGACGATAATGGCAACCGCACTGCACGTTTTTATGAAATGCAGGATGCCATCAAGGCTGCCAGCGAACAGTTGCCGATGGAAAACGGTGCGGTGGACTTCGTTGCACTGGTTGAAGGTGGTGCGCGCATGAACGTCGCAAACCCTGACGACAGCTGGGAAGACCAGAAACGTGACCTGCTGGCCTTCGCCAGTACGGCTGCAAAGGCGGCAACAGCCTTTGAGCTGCCAGCGGATGAACTGTCAGAAAGTCTGGGGAAAATCGCCCAGCTCTACAAAATCCCTACCCGCAATATTGAACAGCTTGGTGATGCGCTGAACTATCTGGATGATAACGCCATGTCGAAAGGGGCGGACATCATTGATGTCATGCAACGCCTGGGCGGTGTGGCTGACCGTCTGGATTATCGTAAAGCGGCGGCGCTGGGTTCCACCTTCCTGACACTGGGCGCTGCGCCGGAGGTTGCTGCCAGTGCAGCAAACGCGATGGTGCGTGAATTATCCATTGCCACCATGCAGAGCAAGAGTTTTTTTGAAGGGATGAATCTGCTGAAACTCAATCCTGAAGTGATTGAAAAGCAGATGACGAAGGATGCGATGGGAACTATCCAGCGTGTGCTGGAGAAGGTGAACGCACTGCCGCAGGACAAGCGTCTGTCTGCCATGACCATGTTGTTTGGTAAAGAGTTTGGTGATGATGCGGCGAAACTGGCAAACAACCTTCCGGAACTGCAGCGCCAGCTAAAACTGACAGCGGGCAATGATGCGCTCGGTTCCATGCAGAAAGAATCCGACATCAACAAAGACTCACTTTCCGCTCAGTGGTTGCTGGTCAAAACCGGAACGCAGAACACCTTCAGCAGCCTGGGCGAAACGCTGCGCCAGCCGCTGATGGATATTCTGTACACGGTGAAAGGCATCACGGGGGCGTTGCGCCGCTGGGTGGAAGCTAACCCGGAACTGACAGGCACACTGATGAAAGTAGCGGCTGTTATGGCTGCGGTTACCGTAGGCCTCGGCACCTTAGCGGTGGCGCTGGCTGCAGTGCTGGGGCCGCTGGCAGTCATCCGTCTGGGATTCTCTGTGCTGGGTATCAAAACGTTACCTTCCGTTACGGCAGCAGTAACACGAACCAGCAGCGCGTTGTCCTGGTTAGCTGGCGCTCCACTGGCACTGCTGCGACGCGGGCTTGCTTCATCGGGCAACGCAGCGGGTTTACTTACTGCGCCGTTGTCGTCTTTGCGCCGCACGGCATCACTGACGGGAAATGTCCTGAAAACTGTAGCAGGTGCGCCGGTTGCACTTTTGCAGTCTGGATTATCCGGTTTACGTGCTGTTGCTGTGATGTTTATGAATCCTCTGGCGGTACAGCGCGGTGGACTGGCCGCCGCAGGCACGGTGCTGCGAGTACTGGCATCTGGTCCACTGGCGATGCTGCGCGTTGCCCTGTATGCCGTATCTGGTCTGTTAGGTACTCTGCTCAGTCCGATAGGTCTTGTGGTTACTGCACTGGCGGGCGTGGCGCTGGTTGTGTGGAAATACTGGCAACCCATCACCGCATTTCTTGGTGGCGTGGTGGAAGGATTCAAAGCGGCGGCAGGTCCCGTCAGTGCAGCATTCGAACCGCTTAAGCCCGTGTTCCAGTGGATTGGCGATAAAGTACAGGCGCTGTGGGGCTGGTTTACTGATCTGCTGACGCCCATTAAGTCGACCTCTGCCGAACTGCAGAGTGCAGCGGCAATGGGGCGGAGATTCGGGGAGGCACTGGCGGAAGGGCTGAATATGGTCATGCATCCGCTGGACTCCCTGAAATCCGGCGTTTCCTGGTTGCTGGAGAAGCTCGGCATTGTCAGTAAAGAGGCCGCAAAGGCAAAACTGCCGGAAAGCGTGACGCGTCAGCAACCTGCGACGGTGAATGCAGACGGTAAAGTGATGATTCCATCGGGTGGTTTTCCGTCATGGGGATATGGCTTTGCGGGGATGTATGACAGCGGCGGCTATATCCCGCGTGGGCAGTTTGGCATCGTCGGTGAAAACGGGCCGGAAATTGTTAACGGCCCGGCAAACGTGACTAGCCGGAGAAATACAGCTGCACTGGCTGCCGTTGTCGCCGGAATGATGGGTGTTGCTGCCGCGCCAGCAGAGCTTCCACCGTTGCATCCTTTGGCGCTTCCCGCGAAAGGCGGTGAAGCAATTGTGAGTCGCGCAGCCACTGTGCCGCCTGTTTACCGGATTGAAGCACCGACGCAGATCATCATCCAGACACAGCCAGGACAAAGTGCGCAGGATATTGCGCGGGAGGTGGCCCGCCAGCTTGATGAACGTGAACGCAGGCTGAAGGCAAAAGCCAGGAGTAACTACAGCGATCAGGGGGGATACGACGCATGATGATGGTGCTGGGATTGTACGTGTTTATGCTGCGCACCGTGCCGTATCAGGAACTGCAGTATCAACGCAGCTGGCGACATGCGGCTAACAGCCGGGTAAATCGTCGTCCGTCCACGCAGTTTCTGGGACCGGACAACGACATGCTGACGCTTTCCGGTGTTCTTATGCCGGAGATAACAGGCGGCAGGCTGTCGTTGCTGGCACTTGAGCAGATGGCAGAACAGGGGAAAGCATGGCCTCTGATTGAAGGCAGCGGCACGATTTACGGCATGTATGTGATTGAGGGACTGAATCAGACTAAAACGGAGTTTTTCCGCGACGGTATGCCGCGCCGGATTGAGTTCACCCTGTCGCTCAAACGGGTGGATGAATCCCTGTCCGATATGTTCGGTGATCTCAGTGCGCAACTGAATAATCTGCAGGGAACGGCAACATCTGCCTTAAGCGATATCAGTAAAACGGTGGGAGGGCTTCTGTCGTGAATTTCAGCTCTGAACTGCTTAACAAAGGCAACAAAACTCCGGCATTCAGCATCAGTATTGAAGGCAGGGATATCACCACTGTGCTGGACAACCGCCTGATGGGGCTGACGCTGACGGATAACCGGGGATTTGAAGCGGACCAGCTTGATCTGGAGCTGGACGACGCCGATGGAAAAATCGTGCTGCCGCGCCGTGGTGCGGTCATTACGCTGGCGCTGGGCTGGAAGAGGCAGCCGCTTTTCCCGAAAGGGGCATTCACGGTGGACGAGATTGAACACACTGGCGCACCGGACCGCCTGACTATCCGGGCGCGAAGTGCTGATTTTCGGGAAACCCTGAATCCCCGCCGTGAAAAATCGTGGCATAACACCACCATCGGGGAAGTGGTGAAGGAAATAGCCGCGCGGCACAAGCTGAAGATGGCACTGGGTAAAGAGCTGTCGGATAAGCCCGTGGAGCATATAGACCAGACTAATGAGAGTGACGGCAGTTTTCTGATGCGACTGGCGCGACAGTACGGTGCCATCGCGTCGGTGAAAAATGGCAATCTGTTATTCATCCGGCAGGGGCAGGGCAAAAGCGCCACTGGTAAACCACTGCCAGTGATCACTATCACACGCAAGGACGGCGACAGTCACCGATTTACCCTGGCAGATCGCGGAGCCTACACGGGCGTAATTGCCAGCTGGTTGCATACCCGTGAACCCGCGAAGAAAGAAAGCACCACGGTGAAGCGTAAGCGCAGAACTAAGAAGCAGAAGAAAGAGCCGGAAGCGAAGCAGGGCGATTACCTGGTGGGTACGGATGAAAACGTGCTGGTACTTAATCGCACCTATGCCAACCGGGGCAACGCTGAACGGGCAGCGAAAATGCAGTGGGAACGTCTGCAACGCGGCGTTGCGTCATTCTCGCTACAACTGGCGGAAGGGCGGGCAGATCTCTACACGGAAATGCCTGTGAAGGTCAGTGGTTTTAAACAGCCGATAGATGATGCGGAATGGACCATTACGACTCTGACACATACCGTCAGCCCGGATAACGGTTTTACGACCAGTCTGGAGCTTGAAGTGAGGATTGATGATTTCGAAATGGAATGATTCTTCGCAATGGAGAACTTTTAAGTTTGCAAAATGGAATAATGCGGTATCATTATTGTGAATTTAGCAAAAATGGGGAGAACTCGAAAAATGATGATTTGCCCACTGTGTGGAAGTGCCGCCCATACTCGCAGCAGTTTTCAGGTATCTTCATTGACCAAAGAGCGTTACAACCAGTGCCAGAATATTAACTGCAGCCATACTTTTGTAACCCATGAAACTTTTGTTCGTTCGATTGCAACGCCAAAAGAGTCAAATCCGGTTCAGCCGCATCCAATGAAATCAGGACAGGTGGCGCTCTCTCTTTGATGCTGCCGCCATTTTGTCGCCATCGTTAAAAAACAGTGCTTCTAACGTCATGATTTTAAATGGCATAAATTTCAGGCAACAAAAAACCCATCAACCTTGAACCGAAATGGCGGGGTTGATGGGCTCCACAAAATGGGGACATCAAAGAAAAGCAGTGGCACTAATTAAGACTGATGCCCTGCGGAAAAGTTCTGCGGTTGTGCAAAAAAATTTCATTTTCAGGGCAACTTCAGTTTTATCCTAATCCTGGCCATACCATGACGATGATTGTCCCTGCCAGCGTCAGCAGGACGTTGGCGATTGCATAGGTGCCCGCATAGCCCAGCGCCGGGATGTTACTGCGAGCTGTATCACTGATGATCTCCATTGCCGGCGCGCAGGTACGTGCGCCCATCATTGCGCCGAACAACAGCGCGCGGTTCATTCGCAATACATAAGCACCGAACAAGAAACAGATAACCACGGGCACCAGACTGACAATCAATCCGGCAATCAACATCTGACCGCCAATCGCGCCCAGGCCGTTATTAATACCGCTACCGGCGCTCAGACCAACGCCTGCCATAAACACCATCAAGCCGAACTCTTTCACCATGCTTAATGCACCCTGCGGAATGTAACCGAAGGTCGGGTGGTTAGCACGCATAAAGCCCAGCATAATTCCGGCGAATAACAACCCGGCAGCGTTCCCCATGCCGAAACTGAATGTGCTGAACTGGAAGGTGATCATCCCGATCATCAGCCCAATAACAAAGAAGGCGCAAAATGCCAGCAGGTCAGTGACCTGGCTGTGAATCGAGATAAAGCCGATGCGATCGGCGATGGTTTTTACGCGACGGGCATCACCGCTGACTTGTAAAACGTCACCTTTGTTAAGCACGACGTTGTCATCTATCGGCATCTCAATCTGGCTACGAATGACGCGGTTAAGGAAGCAACCGTGATCGGTCAACTTCAGTTGTGCGAGACGTTTACCTACAGCGTTATGGTTTTTAACGACCACTTCTTCAGTGACGATACGCATGTCGAGAAGGTCACGATCGAAAACTTCTTTACCGTTACGGAAGCTGGGATCGAGTCGGGCATGGGCGTCGGGATAGCCTACCAACGCTATTTCATCGCCCATTTGTAGCACGGCATCACCGTCTGGATTTGCCAGAATCCCGTTACGTCGAATACGTTCAATGTAGCAGCCGGTTTGTCGATAAATACCCAGTTCACGCAGATTTTTGCCGTCGGTCCAGGCCACCAGCTCCGGGCCGACGCGATAGGCGCGGATCACCGGTAAATAAACCTTACGGTTGGCATCAGTGTCCAGGCCACGTTCGCGGGCGATTTGCTGGGCGCTGGTCTGTAAGTCCTGATGCTGCAATTTCGGCAAGTAACGCGCACCAACAATCAAACTCACCAGACCGATTAAATAGGTTAAGGCATACCCGAGGCTCAGATTATCCAGTGCCAGTGAGAGCTGCCTGCTTTCCATGCCGGAATGACGCAGTGTATCGCCAGCACCGACCAGAACCGGTGTCGACGTCATAGAGCCTGCTAACATACCGGCCGTCAGGCCAATATCCCAGCCAAACAGCTTACCTAACCCTAAGGCGATCACCAGCGCACTGCCAACCATCACCAGTGCTAACATTAGGTAATTTTTCCCATCGCGAAAAAAAATGGAAAAAAAGTTCGGTCCGGCTTCAACCCCAACACAGAAAATAAACAGCATAAAGCCAAGATTAAGCGCATCGGTGTTAATGCTGAAATGTTGTTGGCCTAATAACAGCGATACGACTAAAACGCCAATGGAATTACCCAGTTGGATCGAACCAAGTCGTAACTTTCCGAGACATAGCCCAAGCGCGAGGACCACAAATAATAACAGAATGTAATTCCCATTTAACAATTCGGCGACGTTTATATTCACGGAGGCTAACTTCTTGTTTACTAGTAAGCTGTTGAAAGAAATGGTAATTTACGATAATGTTTTTTACCAGAATTCAGGGCGCAGATTCATTCAGCGCACCTAAACGATAGTAAAGTAACAATATATTTTACTAGTGTAATCACATTAGGTATCAACGGCTATATGAATTGCGTTGGCCTATATTAGCATGGAATGCGAAGCGGCTTTATCTTACTGAACGCCACACTGGCGAAAAATGTGTTCGATAGACGCAGTGTCAGGAGGAACGAGTGAAACATAAACAACGTTGGGCGGGGGCAATCTGCTGTTTTGTCCTCTTCATTGTGGTGTGCCTTTTTCTGGCGACGCACATGAAAGGCGCTTTTCGGGCTGCCGGGCATCCTGAAATCGGCTTGCTATTTTTCATTCTTCCTGGAGCAGTCGCCAGCTTCTTTTCACAGCGTAGAGAAGTCCTGAAACCTCTGTTTGGCGCAATGCTGGCGGCACCCTGTTCGATGCTCATTATGCGGCTGTTTTTTTCACCGACGCGCTCATTCTGGCAAGAGCTGGCATGGTTATTAAGTGCGGTGTTCTGGTGTGCGCTGGGGGCACTGTGTTTCTTATTTATCAGTAGTTTGTTTAAACCACAGCACAGAAAAAATCAGTAAAGCCCTCAACGCGAGGGCTTGTCAGACGATCAGGCGTCCAGATTTTCTTTCACCCATGCAGCAAAATCGGTATAGCCGCCGATATGTTGCTGATCGACAAAAATCTGCGGCACGGTTTCTACGGGTTTACCTGCCTTTTGTTGTAGATCTTCTTTAGTGATCCCTTCCGCACGAATATCTACATAGTGATACTGAAAATCATCGTGTTCATTGCTCAATTTCTCAGCCAGATCTTTTGCACGCACACAGTAAGGGCAACCCGGACGACCAAAAATAACGGTTTGCAT